AGTATTGATCTTCCCAGTCGTCTCCTTGAATCTCAAGCCAATTTAAAACTCTATGGTCAAAGTAACCAAACTCGTCAGGGCGATCCCAATCAACCCAAACAACTGTAACTACTGTGGAGTCCAGTTTACGAGCCGGATCAATTCCAACTACCACAGGAGTTCTATGCCAAGCTTTAACTGTTTCTTGTGATGTATCTCCAAGTTCGTCCATGATTGCAGATGAAACGAACATACCTCGCTCAAGCAACCATTTACAAGAATATGACATCTGGAACTCATCAGAATCCTCGCCAATGCGAAGCATTTCTTTTTTAATAAACTTTCCATAGTTCGGGTTTACTTTTGCGACCTCTCTCCAGTCCCACTCGTAGTGATTTTGGCGAGCGCTCTTACTTGTTTGCCTACGCTTGTTTAATTGAATAGATCTATAAAAGTTGTTTTTAGTTGTAGTAGGAGTTCCTGTCTTTACCATCGTACCTGAGTAATACGCCAACATAGGGGAGATAGACTTAGATACAACAAAGTCGTCTGCTTCTTGACACTCATCAATAACTACAAGATGGAAAGACTTAGACTCAATTTTAGCTCTAGGGTTAGCAGTCATCATCATGAGGCTACTACCTGAGTTTTTTAATTTAATCTGCCGTGTAACGCCAGGCACTTTACCTAGTGAGTCATCAATCTCTGGGTCTCCAAGAATCTCAAGCGCTCGCTCACTTGTAAGCCTGTTTACTGTACGACCAAAAAGAGTTTCAACCTGACCTTCAACAGGAGCAAACATTCCAATCCAGATTCCATCTTTGAAACGACCAAGAAGTTCTGGATACATCTTAGCTAAACGAGGAAGTAAAACCATAAGTGTTGCTACTGTATTCGCAATAGTTTCAGACTTACCTGACTGGCGAGCAGCAAGTGCAGTTACTTCTTCACCATCATTAATGATTACAGACTCAATTACGCGTCTGGCAAGAGGTAGTTGATATGGGTGAAGTTCGTGCCCTACAAGGGCAGTCATAAATTCAATACAACGATCAATGAGTTTTTTTACAAACTCTCTAGAGAGTTCGTCTAACTCTTCTTCAACATCCTCTTCTAAAGGTTGTTCAAGATCCTCATCAGGAAAGAACTCTTCTTCGTCTTCGTACGCGGAATCATTAATCATATTTTCCTAGTTTATGGAAAAACAAAAAGCCTTGGGTATGTAAACCCAAGGGCTCTTTGCTGCCGCCATACGGGGAGAGAAGAGAGAGGCAAGGCAAATCTTAGCATAATGTAGACAAAGCTACTATTTAGTGCTTCGTTTATAAAGCTCTTCGACGACAGCATGTAAAGCTTCTGCTCCATTTCTGGCTTCATCTAAATAGACTTTTTCTCGGCTTTTTTGATAACTGGACAGGCACTTTCCAACTTCATAGATCGCCTGATCAATCCACATTTCCAGCTCAGCTGTTGGGATCCTAGAGACCCGTTTTGCTATTTTTTCAGAGAAAGGTTTATCCCAGTCTTTATCCTTAAAAAGCTTCATGGTATGCCCCGTCCTCTGGAGACCAAACTTTTCTTGCCCGAAGGGCGTTACCGACTAACAGATCAATATCTTCGTCGGTTAAAAGGTGTGGATCTTTTACGGTCTTAAATAAAAGACCTAGATAAAACCCCGGCTTTGTAAAGGGGAATCTAAATACTAAACAACGACCAGATCGATAGGGAAAGTCTGTTTCTTGGGTGCGACCAAGTTCTACAATAGGAAGGGCTTTGCGGTGGTAATAATTAAGTTTCCCTAGATATATCGGTCCCAGTGTTCTCATTTGATTCCTCAGTAGTTCTCGTATAAGCGGGGCTGTTCTGTATGCTACTTGCTATCTGGGCAGTATAACTAATCTGCTCCTTTAGCGACTCCGGCATGTCTGCAACACTTGCCGGTCCCATATCTGACCAACCATCTAACCCAGAAGATCTCAAGTATCTTCCTGTAGACGGGCTGTTCTTTAGCCCTAGCCACATATTAGTAGGAACATTATTGTACTCCCACCATGTGCCATCTCTAAATACCACAATTAGTTTGTTAACTTCAGGGGCATACGCGACCACAAGAGCTCGTGGTCTGCCTGGGTTTATTGTTGGAGCAGAGCGCATTTCACCGCGGTTTACCTGAGGCTCTGGGGCTTTGCTCACATCATTTGGAATAACAACTTCAGTGTCTTTCCATTTAGCCGCAAACCGATCCTCATACCCAAGTTTTTCTTGGGCTCGAAGGATTAAGTTAAGCTTTTTATTTGCTGAGTCATCGGTTGGGCCATACTTTAAAGCTCTGCCTTTGTACTTTGGCATTAGTCCTCACACCTATGATTTTCTTTTTCAGAGTCTAGAACTCTTGTTAAACAATAAGCACAGCGGACATACTTTGGTGGTCTGTAATCATTTTGCGCCGTAGCGCCTAGAGGATAATCACTACCATCTTCATCTTGATTGGGTCTATCCACAACAATGTCTGGTTCCCTAAACAAGTCAGGTGGAAACGGTCCAACCGGATCCATCATTCGATCGGGAACTGGGTGGACTTGTACAGCCTGTTTTTTAGTTATCCGCATCAGCAGGAGCCTCTTTAGCTTCTGCTTTCTTCTTAGCTGGGGCAGCCTTTTCTACAGGAAAATGTCCAGCCAAGGCGCGATCTTGTAACCATGTAGGCAAGCAGGTCGCGCAGTAGTTAACTGGGTTAACGCCAGGATCAGCTACTGTGTAAGCCGCATCGTTAGAGCAGTTATCGCACTTCATTGGTTCTCCTTTTCTTCCCATAATTCTATCTTAAAAAAGCAATAAGGCGGGCATTGAGCCCGCCCTACTGATTTAATGCTTACTTCTTTTTAGCCTTCTTGGCTTCTGCATCAAGCTTCTTGGTTACTTCACCTGCAAGCGATGCGGCCACACGACCAAACGCCGGATCCTTCTTATTTGCCCAACGTAGTGCAACTGGGATCACGGATGCCCAAAGGGCGTTTGCAACCAGTGTCCATTCACCTGAACCAAACTCTAGTGGTGATGCGATTCCGCTGGTTTGAGTAACAATTACGATCGCGCCGATAATCTGACCGAGCAAGTTACGGGCATACGATTCAATTGCTGCTTTATTCATATAGCTCCTACTTCTTTACTTGACCGCAGGTTGGGCACACTTGTGGTGCTTCTGCGGGGGCAGCAGCCTCTGCTGCTTCTTTGAACTTTGGACGGCCAAAGCCCACGATAGATACCATAACATTCTTTGGGTTCTTTTTCCAAGCGCGAAGCTTAAGGCAGACTTCTCCGCCATTGCGCTGGTCACCCTTCTTGTCTGGGCTGGTATTGCCCTCAATTACTAGACAGGTGCCATCTTTCTTTACGGACTTCACGATACCCACATGGCTGATCCGATCAACGCCATCTGCTGGGAAATCAAAATAGGCGATATCTCCTGGCTGTGGGTCATCTTCGTGCCAGCGTCCAGCCTTCTTAAAAGCATCAGCTCCAGAAGGAGTGTAAACGGTATTAGGTACCTTTACGCCAGCTTCATTCGCGCACCACATAACAAAGCTTCCGCACCATGGTTGGAAGTTAGCTTTTGTGTAGGCGCCATACTTTGTTTCATTGTCTTTTGGACCTTCAACGGTTCCAACTTCTTGCTCAGCCTCTTCAATCAGGCGAGCGGCTGTTCCTAGATCTGCCATTATTTGCTACCTCTTTTTTTAACGAGTAATCCGTAAATCTCATCAACTCGAATTTCAAGTCTGTCAACTTTTGAGTCAAGTTCGTTAACTTTATCTTTGATCGAGCTTCCACCGTTCGGTTTAAGTTCTGCTAGATAATGTTTGACCAGCCATTTGACTCCAAGAGCCGCTGATCCTAATACGCTGATTAATGTGGCTACGAAGCCAAGCCAATCTATTGGGGACACTCTATACACCCATTCTGTCAAAAAGTCAATAGTTTTACCTTAGCAGAATGGTTGTCCGAATAAAATCACATAAGATCTACGCATAAATTACAGCATTAGAATACACGCGTGTCATAATAAAAAATATATATTTTTTACGCTTGACACCGTTTGTAAAGCCTGTGCTAAGGTTGAACCTGATAAGCCACCAGTGATGGTGGCTTTTCGGCACTGAGAGGAGCAGAAATGCTTAATATCAGAAAAGAAGATATGGCAGGAATGGCGGTGCTAGCGGTGTATGGATTAGTTCTAGGAGCTCTTCCACACGCGCTCGCGGCTAATGTAATACCTGAGCCCAAAGTAGCTGAGGTAGTCGTAGTTGATCCGCTGGACGAGTTTAGGAACGCTAAGTCGCTAGACGGCGCGGAACTAAAGTCTCTGCTTAAGGCAGTCGGTTTTGAGGGAAAATCCCTCAGGGTTGCCTGGGCAGTTGCCATGAAAGAGTCAAACGGTCGCCCATTAGCTCATAATGACGATCTAAGTACGGGGGACAACTCTTACGGGATATTCCAGATCAACATGCTTGGTCAACTTGGAATAGATCGACTAGAGAAGTTTGACCTAAAAGCTAATAAGGATCTCTACGATCCAGTAACAAACGCGCAGATTGCTTACCATATGACCGCTGGTGGAAAAGACTGGTCGTCTTGGAAAATCAATCCCGAAGCAAGTAACGGACAACGATACGACTCCTTTTATGAGGAGTTTCCAAAAGGAAAATAATGTACGCAAAAATAGCCGCACCAACCTTTGATGGCACCCAGCCATGTAAAGGAATGAACACGGAAGAATTCTTCCCAGTGGATCGCATAGAAGAAGAGAGATTTAAAAGGGCTATCAAGCCTGTGTGCGATTCTTGCAAGTTCAGATCTGAGTGCCTTCAGTGGGCGCTTGACAATAGAGAGATTGGGATCTGGGCTGGAACAACTACAGATGAGCGACGGCTCATTATTCGACGATTAAGGCGTAAATAGCAAAAAACCCCCTGCCAAACGGCGGGGGGTTTTTTGTTAGGGCTATTAAGAAGCTGTTGCCCAAGGAGTGATTGTGATTGTTGCAGTTGTCGCAACGCTTGCTGCGTTTGCTGCAGTGCTCTGGGTCTTGATGGTGCCATTGGCTCCGCCAAGTGTTCCAGTTGCGTTGACACCAGTTGTATCTGCAACTGTGAAGCCAGAACCTGAAACGGTGATCTGACCTGCACCAGCAGAACCTGTAACTGTCCAAGTACCAAGTGCGTATGCTGGAAGATTGACTGGAGCTTCGCCAGCTGGAGTTCCAGCAACAAGTGTGACCTTGGTGCCTGTTGGGTAATTGGTGTGAGCATTTGTAGCGTAGATAACTGCTGCTGTAGCGCTTGTAGCGTTAAAGCGAGTTACATCTGTACGTGTATTTGTTGCCGCAGTAGCGGTAGTGATATTTGCTGCTTCATAACCAGCGTCCTTAAGAGCATCAAGAGCCAAAGCTGTGGTGAGACCACGAACATCTGGAACGATGATGTAACCAATTCCAGCGCCATCTGCTGCTGTAAGAGCGGTTGTTGATTGAACCTTTCCATACTGACCTGTAATAGATCCGGCGTTTGCCGCGTTAGTTACAGTAAATGAAAGAGCGTTTGCTGTAGCCACGGTGGCTGAGGATAGGTTGTAAGCACTAGCTGTAAGGCCGGTGATGTTTACGACATCTCCTGCTGCAAGCTTGTTCTGTGCGGTGTATGTAACGGTTGTTCCGTTACCTGAAACTGCTGTAATGATGTAGTTGCCAGCCCCAGCGGTGAATGCTGGATATCCTGACCAACCTGCTTCTGCATTTGCGTGGTTGTCAAGATCGGCGTTAAGGCGAGCGCTTGGATAGACGGAATATCCGCTCCAATCGTAGTTTTGAGCTGCATCAGCAGCCACGACTACGGTAGCACCGCCATCTGTACGATCATCATTTGGCTGCATAGGGAAGTTACCCCATACAAAGTCAACTGCTTGTTGACCCGATGTATCTGTTGCCATTAAATTACCTTTTCTCTAGAGTGGTATAGCGCCTGATCGGGGCGCCCTACTATTGTCTAAGAGCTTTTAGGCTTTGTCATGGCTACCTAACGGAGATTAAGCAGGGACTCGTCCCAGTCTCGATACCAACAGGCTTTGTTCCCTTCCGTTGGGTGACCGTTCCAAGAAAAGTCCCCTGTTGTTGCCGATGGGGGTTTGTTCCAGTATTTCCATCCTTGAAGCCTTCCAGCCTGATTCATGTTTCTTTGTATATAACTAGTGAAGGTGCTTCCAGAACTGCCGATAAAGTCTTGCGAGTAGTGCATAACAAGATTACAGAGTAGCCCAAAGGACACCTCATCTTGAAACTTAAACTCCTTAAATTCTTTCTCAAAGTTATTGATTATGTACTCGTCTAAAAGAATAAATTTGTCTTTATTGCGTAAGACCATAGTGTTAGTGGGTTCGTCTGTGGAAAGGATCACGGGAAGATCTCCCACTAGTTCGTCTAAGCCAGCAGTAAACTGCTCAAATGTAGGTTTATCGTATTGATTGTCAGTCAGCCGTAAATGGGCTCCCTTGAACCTGCCAATAGAGTTTGCTATAACCTCAGATAGTTGAATGTATTCCGCTTTAAATCTAACCTTAGACAAGGCTTGATCTAACTCCTTTGATCGATCATAAAAAAAGGTTGAATATTGCCCTAGTGTACGTTTCAAGTGAATATTTTTATTAGGGGGAATAATAAGGTTTTTCCGTTTAAAGGCAAAAGCAAGTTCTCTCTTAGAGGTCTCCCTAATAGAACTGTAATAGTCCATCATGTCCTCTATAAGGATGTCTTCTTGAGGAAAATAAGGTATTTTGTCTTCTATTAATATAATACTGTTGTACGGCTCAAAGTCTAACAAGTCGTCAATTCTTGGGTACTGGTCATATCTTAAAAAATTGTCTCGTTTATTCCATTGCCAGTTTGCACTGTATATACCGACACGATTGTTGTCATAAACCGAATTAGGACGATCCCTTAGGTTGTGCACTACTAAATCTCTCTTATATACATAAGAAAGACCTACGGCTAACTCCATACTTATAGTCTGATTAAATAATCCACAAGGGTTGTAAAGTTGAAAAAATATTAAATTATTTTTCATTTTCAATCTGTTTTACGATCCAGTCGTAGGTATGTTTTAACCCTTCTTCTAAGTTTTCTTTTGGAGACCTGCCTAGAACCTTGTGTATTAAATTATTATCAGATGTTCTTGCCTTTACCCCAGTTGGGCCTTCAATATGTATCTTTTTAAGATCTTTGTTTGCAATAGCACAGACCATATCAACTAATTGATTTATAGACACCGTGGCTGTAGAACCAATATTAATAGGATCAAAAAAAGTTCTTTCTCTATAAAAAGCTTTAGTAAACTCTACGCACTCGTCAACATACAAAAAAGATCTAAGCTGCGACCCATCCCCCCAAATTTCTATATTGTCAGTGGCTTGAGCTACTTTTCGACAAATAGCAGCAGGGGCTTTTTCTTTCCCACCTTTCCAGGTACCTTGAGGACCAAAAACATTGTGGTATCTTCCAATTTTATTTTTCATACCGTAGTCTCGGTTGTATGCTAAATAAATGCGCTCGCTAAAAAGTTTTTCCCATCCATATTCGGTATCTGGATGCGCTGGATAAGCGGTACTTTCCTTACATGTAAAGTTATTAGGATCTATTTGATTATGTTCTGGGTATACGCAAGCCGAAGAAGAGAAAAAAACTCCGTGAATGCCTACTTCTTCTGCTCGTCTAACTATATTTAAGTTTATTAACGCCGAATTAGTTAATATAGAAGCATCATGGCTAGAACTTATGTACCCAATACCGCCCATGTCAGCCGCTAATTGGTATACCTCATCGTATTTTTGAGACATGACCCTATTTACTGTGTATCTATCTCGTAAATCAGCAACTACAAACACATCAGCTTGTGATTTACCAAATTCTGGATGTTTTATATCCGACCCAACAACCCAATACCCTTCTTCTTTTAACGAGGTAACAAGGTGATTGCCAATAAAACCGCCAGCACCAAAAACTAAAGCCGTCTTACTCATGGTGCTCCTTACATCATCTGTTGAGGTTCTTTTTCTTTGTTAGCTCTAATATGCGTAAACAAGTAGTTAGGTCCTTCTGTAAAGTACCAATGATCTGGCTCGCAAAAGAAGAAAAAGGCATTGCACACCAAATTTGTTTCTGGGTTAGGAAACGCCTCTCTCCAATGTTCTTGATCATTACCATACATAAATAAAGCGTCGTTTTCTAACAAGGTATA